GCCGCTTTCCCTGCAGCGCCGAACGATGCAGCCAACCTGTTCAGGTTCTTTTCGTAGGCTTCTGCCTGGGCAGCCTGCTCGGTGGAGACTTTCCCGACCAGTTCGGATTGCTCGGCAAGGTCCTTGAGGAATGGAAGCGCCTCTGCGCCAGCCTTTCCGAGCAGCGCCATTGCCGCTGCTGTTTTGCCACTGCCGTCACGAAACTGGTCAAGCGCCTTGGCGATTTTAAGCATCGCCTCGGCAGTGTCCATTTGCCGCAGTTCGTCTGCGGACAACCCAAGCGCCTCAAGTGCTGCGGCAGCTCCCTTGGATTCTTCGCCGGTCCCTTGCAGCGATTTTGCGAGTTTTTGCAGGGCCGAATCGACAAGGTCGATGTCGACTCCGCTAACCTTGGCCACGCTCGCCAGCGCCGACAGATTCTCAACCGAGGCGCCGGTCTTTTCCGCCATGTCGTCGAGCGAGGCGGCGAACTTGAGCGTATTGGTGATTCCTGCGGTGAGTGCTCCGAACGAAAGCGCCGCACCAAGGCCGGCGAAGATCGGGCCGAGGCCGACGGCGGTTTTTTCCAGCGAAGACAACCCAGCCTGGACGGACTGGAGCGCGGCCCGCGTCTCGTCCTTGGCGGTGATGATGATCTGGGTTTTGTTCTCAGCCATTTCTCATTTGCTCACCAAGCGCCCATTGCATCGGGTCGATTTCCTGGGCGGTGTTTTCCGGCGCCGGAATCGGGCCCCACGACTGCCATGACCAGATGGCGAACCACTCGCCGAACTCGGCGGCGGTCATTGTCGCCTCGAGTTCGGCAACCGTCCGCCCGAGACGTAGTGCCAGCGCGAACAGAAAGCGGCGCTCGGGCGCCGCCGTCAGTTTTTTTCGACGGCCTCCGCGTCGAGCCCGGAGAGTTTCCGGGCCACCTTGAACAGGTCGAACACCTGGTCGAAGTGGCCGCCGCCGAGCTCCTCCCACTGGTCCTCGGAAAGCAGCGGCGTTCCGGCTGCGTCGATGACGCACAGCGACAGCAGCCGGCCGATGCTTTCGTAGTTCCGCCCGTCCTGGCGCAGGTTGGAAAACAGGGAGAGGCGTTCCGACAGGCGCAGGCCGCGGACGATGACATCGCCGCCCAGCGCCGGCACGGCGACGGTTTCCCGCGGCAATACCGGAAGGTGGGCGGCTGCATCTGCGGATGAGAGCGTTGCCATCAGGAACTATACGACTTCGAGCCGCCGAGCGCCGTGAAGGTGACGCTGGTCTTGATCAGGTCCTGTGCCGACCCGGTCGGCGCCAACGAGCAGCCGACGTAGGCATTGAAGACGAACTTCTGGCCGTTGGCGAAGCCGAACAGGATGGCGCGCTGCGCCTGGCTGTCCGATGCGGACTTGAGCGCGATCAGGCCGGAGTCGGACGGGTCCCAGAAGGACTCGAAAGTGTAGTTCGACGGGTTCGGCAGGCCGGGTACCTGCGTCTTGATGCTGTCATGGATCGTCGTGGTGTCGATGAAGTCGAAATCTCCGCCGCTGGCGTTGATGTTGGTGAGCGTGGCCAGGGAGGTGCCGAAGGTGATCTTCTGGCATGATCCGGACGAAAACGTCGCATAGTTGGTCGTATCTTCGCCTTCGAGCGAAAACGAGTCGGTCGCCACGGCGGAAACGCGGAAGACACGGTAATTGACCTGGTACATCCCCTGTACGGTCATGAGCACGTAGTCGCCGTTGCTGTAGCCGTGCGCCGTGCTGGACACGACGCCAGGGTTGGCCTTGGTGATTGCGGTGATGGTTTTGGCGGATGCGAGCGCGGATTG